TACATATAACCAAATAAACAGTGTTGGAAGACAGTGGATATACAGGTATACATTAGGATTAGCAAAAGAAATGCTTGCATACGTTAGAGGTAAGTACGGAACGGTACCAATACCAGGTTCTGAAGCAACTTTAAATCAAGCAGACTTATTAGCTGATGCTAGAACAGAAAAAGTTGAACTAATGACTAGTTTAAGAGGTATGTTAGATGCTACCGGTCGTTCTGCTCAGTTAGAAGCACAAGCTAAAGAAGCAGAAGATGTACAGACTACATTAAAGTCAGTACCAATGGTAATATACGTAGGTTAATGAAATTAATACAGTTACTTTTAGAGTTAGATTATAGAACTTATGAAGCCATGGTAAAGATTACCTACGGTGATGAAGGATCTAAAGGGTATGATGATGCTTTACGAGCTCTGCCAGGTGTTACTACCGTAACTATAGCATCAGAAGATACTGATAGTAAGTTAGCTACATATAAAGTTAAGTTAATCAGTCAAAAAGAACCTATAGAAGCTTTTAAATCATTTAAAGTTAATGCATCCACTAAGTATAGTAATATAATAGCTATAAAAGTAGGGGAACAAACAATAGAAGAGAAGTAATGTTATTCGGATCAAATAGAGACTTTAATTTAATGACTAAACTTAGTCGTGAGCTTATTAATGATATAATAGAGCAAGAAGTCCTATACCATAAGATAAGTTTAGAAGATACAGACGTTAATTTATACGGTGAAGCAATGGACAAATCGTACTTTAATGCTAATAAGTTAAATTGTCTAATAACTAGAGGTGATCAAGTAATAGACATACAGGAATTCGGTCCTGATTTAGGTAGAGAAGCTTCATTTGCATTTATTAGAGAGGATATGGTAGATTCTAATATTGTAGCAGAGGTAGGTGACATTATTCAATGGCACACCGACTTCTATGAAGTAGATACAGTTAGAGAGAATCAGTTATTTGTAGGTAGAGACAGTGGATATAATTTATCTAGCTATGCTAACAACTTTGGATCATCAGTATCCATCATAGTTGACTGTCACCTTACAAGAGCTGATAAAGTGGGTATAAGTAAAGTAGTATCTAGATAAGATGGCAGGAAATAAACCAACACCAGAGTACGAAGTACAGAATAACCTAAAGGATAGAGCTTTACAGGTATCTAGAGATAACGATACCGTTGAAACTATTACTATTGGTGTTAAGGATATAGATGAATCTATCTTCTATTACTTTAATAACGTACTTAAACCTCAGGTAACTCAGAACAGTTCAGTAATTAATGTGCCTCTTATATATGCTTCACCTGAAAGATGGGCAGCTATGCAGAAAGATGGATATTATCGTGATAAAAACGGTAAGATGCAAGCACCTTTAATTACATTTAAAAGAACTAACCTAGAAAAGAATAGAAACTTAGGTAATAAGTTAGATGGTAACAATCCTCAAAACTTTGGCATATTTACCAAACAGTATTCACGTAAAAATGCTTACGATAGATTTGGTACCTTAAACAATAGAGTTAAAGATAAAGAAATGTATGCAGTAGCCATACCGGACTACGTTAATATAACATACTCTTGTGTAATATTTACTGACTACATGGAACAGAACAACAAGATAATCGAAGGTATTAACTTTGCCTCTGATTCATATTGGGGAGACCCAAATAAATTCAAGTTTAGAGCTATGGTTAACAACTATACTACTGCTACAGACTTAGTTCAAGGTAATGACAGAATTGTTAAGACTGAGTTTGATATAAACTTACTTGGGTACATAATAACTGATGCAATAAATGCAGTTAATTTTAACCCTAAGAAGATGTACAGTAAGTCATCTATAAAAATAACTGGAGAAATTGATACGAAAGCTTTATAAAAAGCTATTTATTCGTAGAAAAGGTTGTCGTAATGTTAAAAAAAAGTAAGAGAGGTAAATGACTACTTTTTCATCAGAATTATCCGGCTCATTAATATTTGCATCCGGAAGCGAGGTACAAGCTAGGATAGTACCAGGATCGTCATCGTTAGCAATAACAGGTGCACTACATGTTAGTGGAGCTGATATAACGTTTGACGGTGTTTCAGTACTTGATCGTTTATCTAATCTTGAATCTGGCGGTGTAAGTGATTCAGCATCATTAGGACCACTAAATAGAACAACAGGTTCATTAAATATATTTACAGCATCTATTCAATCAGAAGTAGATGCAATAAAAATTACAACTGGTAGTTTAACTTCATCAGTTGAAACACTTACCTCACAGGTATCTTCATTAATAACGGTAACAGGATCATATTTACTTACATCCTCTACTTATTATTCTGAATCAGCACAGATATCCTCTTCAGGTTACTTAACATCTGCATCAGCTGCAGCAGCAGGCTTTGGAAGTGGTACAGTTCCAGCAGGAACAGTGTCTGGATCCACTCAAATAGAAGAGTTAGGATTCATTACAGCATCAGCAACAGCATCATACGTTAGTGGATCTAATATAGATGGGTTAGTTGATAGTGCATCATTAGCTTTAACTGCATCATTTATATCAGATACATTTATTTCAGCATCAGCTGTTAGAAGTGGCTTTGGATCTGGAGGATCAACACCAGCAGGTACAGTATCTAGTTCAACTCAAATTGAAGAGTTAGGATTTATTACATCTTCTGTTAGTGATACAACCTCTTTAAACATATTTACAGGTTCTATACAGACAGAAGTTGATACTCTTACAGCAGCTACTTCTTCTTATATAACTTCACTACCATCTGGTGTAGTTTCTAGTTCAAGTCAACTAACATCATCATATGATACAAGGTATGCCCTAAGTGGATCAGGCGGAGGAGGTGGAGGAGACGTAACATACGATGGAAATAGAGTAGTTTCTCAAGAAAACTTACCATCTTTATTTTCAAGTTCATTTAATCCAGGAACTTCAGGTAGTGTACAAGATTTTTTAAATGCAGTATTCTATCCAAACAGTGCTCCTACTATTACTACAGGTAATCAAACAGTATCTGAGTTTACAACATCAGGATCATCAATAGTTACTGTAGCAGGTACAGATCCAGAAGGTCAATCATTAACTTTTGGTACTTCATCGGCATATACATCAGATTTTGTTAGAGTTGCTTCAACTGGTGAAATGACTCTTAACACTTTAGCTACTGGTTCAATGAATACTGTAGATAGAGGTGATGGAAATGATGCACATCCTATTATATTAAGGGTAGTTGATGCATTTGGTACTGCAGCAACAAAAACAATTTACTTAACTGTGAGTCTTAACAGTGCTCCTCAATTTAGAGAGACTTCTGTTAGTGGTAACGTTATTACTTCGTATAGTACAAGTAGAAATGAAAATGCAAGTGCAGCAGAAGTAACTAAAATATATTTTACTGACACCGATAGTGATTCTATTACTATTACATCACAATCTGACGCTAATAACCACTTTATATTTAGTAAAACCGGTTCATATGTCAGACTATTACAAAATACTAGCTCGTTAGACTACGAGACAACAGCATCTTATAGCTTATCATTAACAGCTTCAGATGAACATAGTGTAGCAGGAGTAGATGATAATTCATTTACCACTTTACCAGTAACAATTACAGTAACTGATAATGCTGCTCCTACATTTAATAACCAGACCTTAACAGGTGTTACAGAAAGTGTATCATCTGGAACTACAGCTGGTACAGCAACTGCTTCAGACCCAGAAGGAGATACTATAACGTTTGTATCTTTTACTTTAGCAGGATTAGAGTTAGATGGTGGTACAGTTTCACTTTCTACCTACGGTGGTACAAGTAAAACAGATCCAACTGAAGATGCATTTCAAATGGCATCTAATGGAGTAGTAACTCTAAAAGCTGGAGCATATCTTAACTCAGATTTAATTAACTCTTATGTTTATAGCTCTTCTGTTTCTGATCCTTTTAACACTTATAATAATGCAACGGTTACCGTTCCGGTAGCTGACGACCAAGCACCTACTATCAGTGGTAACACAACATTATATGTAATAGAATCTGCAACATCAGGTGACGGTGTAAAAACTAACACAGATGGATACACAGGTACTAATATAAGGTTTACAGCTGATCAATCAGTGACTTGGTCTATTTCATCATCAGGATGGTTTAGTATAGATTCTTCTGGATATGTAACATTAGCATCAAATATATCAGGATCATCATATAATGGAGGTACTCAATTAGTTGGCAGTGTTACTGCTAGTAATTCATTTGGTACTCCAGCACAAACAAACTTTACAGTTAATATAACTGATAATGTTGCACCTACAATTACATTTACCGATACTTCAGCTAATCTGAATACAAATGGTGCAAGAAGTGGGTCAACAATTAATACAATTTCATTTAGTGACTCAGAAGGTGACAATGTAGATTTAACTTCATTTGTTTTCACCGACCCATCTGGTCAATTAAATACAATACAAGCAGGTGGTACGTTTATAGTACAACCTATTAATAATTTAAGTTCTTCTAACTATGGTATTACCGCATCAATAGATGATATACATTCTTTTGCAACTAGAACATCTAAACATGATTTAAATATTGCTGCAGCTCCAATAGGTTCTGCATCTAATAACGGTGACTACTATATAATAGAATCTGCAGTAAGCGGTGCAAATATAGTTATCAACAGCAATGGTAGAACAGGAACCAAAGGTGACTTAGATGTTACGTACAGTCCTCAATACAATAGTGCAGCAGTTCAGTCATTTACCTCATCTAATTCTGCAATAACTATTGATAGTGTAGGTGGACTAACTCTAAACACCAACGTAAGTGGTTCGACTACTAGTTCTGGTGATACTATTTCATCAACAATAACCTACCAGGATCAATTTAACAATATTGGTTCTAGTAGTATAAGTGTAAGTGTAGCGTTGAACACACCGCCTACTGCATCTTTTACTCAGCAATCTTCTAAATTCAATACAAATTTAGGTGTAGCTGGGACAACTTTATTTTCTGGTAGCATAACAGAATCAGAAGGAGATGTACCTTATAGTGCAAGTTTATCTGGAACAGATGCTGCATTATTTGAAATAGTTTATAATAATTCTGATTCTTCTTCTTTTGAAGTAAAAGCTATAAATGATCTACCAGCAGGTGATTATGATATTACAGCTAGTGTATTTGATTCATTTGCTAAAGCACAACAAGTAACTAATACTGAAACAGATATTACAATTGCTGCAGCTCCAATTGGTACTTTAGGTACTAATGGTACATTCTATATTATAGAGTCAGCTGGTAATAGTAATAACATAAGAATCAATAGTGATGGTCGAACAGGTACACAAGCTGACTTATCAGTAAGTTACTCACCATCATATGGAAGTCCAACAGTACAATCATTTACTTCTTCTAATGCTCAAATAGCAGTAGATAGTAGCGGTAATTTAACAACAGGATTTTTATTAAGTGGATCAGGAACAGCATCAGGTGACACTATTACTTCTGATATAACATATAGAGATCAATATGACAATGTAGGGTCTGGAAGTATATCAATTAACGTAACAACTAATAACGCACCTGATATAACATTTAGTGATACAACAGCTAATCAAAATACCAATTTAGGTAGATCAGGAAGTACTTTAGTTACTTTAACGTTTAGTGACACTGAAAGTGATACGGTAGATTACGATAATGTAACATTTACCGGACTTAATAGTCAATTAAATACATTTAGATCTGGTACTTCATGGATTGTACAAGCAAAAAATAACCTAAGTGCTTCTACTTACCCTATAACAGCATCAGTAACAGATACACATGCTTTCAGAACCAATACAGAAAACGATTCATTTACAGTAGCAGCAGCAGATATAGGTACTTTATCAACTAATGGTACTTTCTATGTAATTGAATCAGCAGTAAGTGGAGCAGATGTAGTAACTAATTCAAATGGTAGAACAGGTACACAAGCAGATTTAGGAGTAAGTTACTCACCTAATTATGGAACAGCAGCAGTTCAATCATTTACTTCATCAAATGCTCAAGTAGCAATTACAAATGCTGGAGCAATTTCACTTAACCAAAATATAAGCGGTTCTGGTACAGGATCAGGAGCATCAATAACATCTAATATTACTTTTAGAGATCAATATGATAATGTAGGATCTGGTAGTATAAGTATTAATGTAACAGAAAACGCAGCACCAACAGTAGTATCTTTTGCAGATATTACAGCTAATTTAACAGCTTCAATAGCAATAGGGACTCACTTAGTAAGTATGAGTATTTCTGATACTGAAAGTAACGTACCATTTAGTGCAAGTGTTGAAGGTAGTGATTCAGATAAGTTTGATTTCTTCTATACAGCAGCAGATTCATCATCAGCATTTATAAGAAATACTGCTCAATTAGCAGCTGGTACTTACAACTATAATGTAAAAGTTTCAGATAACTTTGGTAAAAGTACAACACATACTGGAAGAACAATTGAAGTAGCAGCACAACCATACTTAGTTTATGCGTACGGATATGATGGAGGTTCACCAGCATCAGAAGCAGCAGCATATGGTACATTAGGTGATGTAGGAGGAGACGGAGTTGGCATTACTTCTGGTTCAGTAATAGCAATGTTTCAAAGTGGAGCATTAGGAACAACATTTAGTCCTTCTCATGTAGGAGGAGATAATGAGCTACTTTATAGTTCATCACTTACAACATTATCTAATACATCTGGAACTGGTACAGGTTTAGCAAGTTTCGGATATTTAGACTTTAGTGGAGATGCTCAAATAGCATTATTCTTATTCCCATCTGCATCAGTAGTTGGTGATAAACCAGCTACAATGTATAATGGAGGAATACCTTACGGTAGTGGAACAGCAAAACAATACTCTTTATATGCTAAAGATATTGCAATTGAAGGAGTAACAAGTGCAGGGATATATTATTTCGAATTAGAAAATGATCATTTAGGTCATACTAATTGGGGAATGATTTTTCAAACAGGACAAAATAATAATAATTCAAGACTATTTTTGATGCCTTCAACAGGGTCGGCACCATAAAATGATTAGGACATGGCAGTAACTGCAACAGACATATATATTAGATCCGGTAATTCCGGAGCGTTTACCAAAATTGACTTTGTTCAAGGAGGGTGGATAACTGTCCCTTCTGCTTCAAACATGATTGCTTTGGATCCTACCAGAGTAGCTGAAGGTCAAATTGTTTACGTAGAACATACAAACGCTCTATATAAAGGATCATTCTTTGAAGCATTCGTAACTCCAGGCTATTCAGGATTTAGTAACTCACAATCATTTGCACCATTTACTTGGCCAGGTGGAGGTGGAGGAGGATCTTCTACTTTAGCAGGACTGACAGATGTATCTTCATCGGTAGCAAGTGCATCTAATGGTCAAGTATTAGCATACGATTCAACAGCAGGAGTATGGAAACCTCAAAGTGTTTCTGGTACAGGAGACATATCAGCAGTATTTGCTGGTGATGGTTTATCAGGAGGAGGTTCAGCAGGATCGGTAGTAATAGATGTAGATGCAGGTAACGGTATAGTACTTAACACAGAAGGTGTTAGTTTAGATACTGGTTCATCTCACTTTACAACAGCAGTTGATTCTAGAATAGTAACTCCTGCAACATTCAATTCATTCACATCTTCAATAGTAACATTTACAGCATCTATACAGACACAGGTTGATAGCTTAACAGCAGCAACTTCATCGTATGCAGATGCTAATAATAACGTCTTTTCTGGTGACGTAACTATTGGAGGAACACTTACTTTACTAACTCAATCTTCTGAACCTACTTACGTAAGTGGAGGATTATACTTAGATTCAAATTATAATCTATTTATAGGGGGCAGTTAACAGTATACCATGATATTTATTTATAACTAACGACAACTAAAAACATCAATAAGAAATGGCAACTTGGAAAAAAATTGTAGTCTCGGGTAGTAATATATCTCAACTAGCCAACGACTCAAATTATTTAGCATCATCCGGCCAGGGTATTTTATCTAGCTCAGCTCAGATAGCAACCGATATATCCGGATCAATAACAGCAACATCAGCATCATTAGCAACCAGTATAACAACTGAAGCAAACAATGTAGATGTCGTTCAATCACATGTTGGGAATATTCATTCCTTTACAGCATCAATAGACGGCGAAGTAACATCATTAATGGCCTTTACTGCATCAGCAGCAAGAGGTTCAGCAATTAGTGGTTCGTCAACAGCATTAAGTGCTTCATTAGCTACCCGTATTACTACGGAAGAGAATAATGTAGACGTAGCACAAGCACATATAGGTAACATACATTCCTTCACAGCATCTGCAGATAGTGAAATTTCTGCACTTATGGCATTTACTGCCTCTGCTGCTAGAAATGTAGCAATTAGTGGATCATCTACAGCATTAAGTGCATCGTTAGCAACAAGAGTAACAGACCAAGAAACATTTTCAAGTAGTTTAGATGCAACATTTGCAACTGAAGCTGAATTATTAACAGTTTCACAAAGTTTAAGTGCTTCGATAGCACCAGACATTACTACTAATAAAAACAATATTACGTCGTTAGATGGTGAAGTAACGTCTTTAATGGCATTCACAGGATCAGCTGCAAGAAATGTAGCGATTAGTGGATCATTTACTTCAACAAGTGCCTCTTTAGCAGCAGCAATTGCTAATATAAGTACTGACTTTGATGATATTACAAACAAACCAACACTACTATCTAGTTCAGCTCAAATAGCAACAGACATTAGTGGATCAGTTACATCTACGTCAGCGTCGTTAGCAGGTAGTATAACTACTAATACTAACAATCTATCAGTACAGACAGCTCACGTTGGTAATATACATGCATTTACAGCGTCAGCAGATGGAGAGATATCAGCTCTTATGGCAGCTACAGCATCAAGAGATGCTCATATAGGTAATATTCATGCCTTTACTGCTTCAGCTGATAGTGAGATATCGTCATTAATGGCATTTACTGCTAGTGCAGCCAGAGATACTGCAATTAGTGGAGCTATAACAACTACAAGTGCATCGTTAGCAACAAGTATAACAGCCAATGCAGTAGATATAGATGATTTAGAAACGTTTAGTTCATCAGTTAATTCAGCATTTACTTTAAGTGGTGCCGATGTAACAGTAAAAGGTGACTTCACTGTATCAGGAACAACAACAACAGTTGATTCTACAACAGTAGACATTTCAGATAATATAATTCAATTAAATGGTACTGGAGCAACTAAGGGTGGTTTAGCAGTTAATGATGTTACTGCACCAAACACAAACTCTGGATCATTATTATGGGATGGTACTAATGACTATTGGGTAGCAGGTCCAACAGGATCAGAGGTACAGATAGCATTAAGAGAAGGACATGGTATACTTTCTAGTTCAGCTCAAATAGCATCAGAGATTTCAGGATCTATAACAGCAACAAGTGCTTCATTAGCATCTGACATTACATCTGGTAATGCAGCAGGTACAGTTAATGCAGCAGCAATTGTAGCAATTAATACATTTACAGGATCTGCAGATGGAGAGATAACAGCATTAATGGCTGCTACGGCTTCTAGAGATTCTCATATTGGAAACATACATGCTTACACAGCATCAAGTGATGCAGAGATAACAGCCTTAATGGCGTTCACAGGATCATCTGCTAGAAACACAGCAATTAGTGGAGCATTTACATCAACATCAGCATCGTTAGCAAGTGATATTGCTGGCATGAGTGTTGACTTTACTATAGCAGGTACAACAGGTACCGATGTTGTAGTAGTAGGAACAGATACATTAACATTTGCAAATGGTGGTGGTATAACAGCAGCAGTAGCAAGCAACACAGTAACATTAGATGTTGTAGATGCAGTAATTAGTGGATCGTTTACAGCGACTAGTGCTAGTATAGCAACAGACGTTGCAGCATTAACTGCATTTAGTTCTTCTATTGAAAGTACAATATATAGCTACACTGGTTCATTTGCAGGTGATGGCTCATCATTAACTAATATTACAGTAGATCAAAATGCAACAGTAACATCATCGTTTACTAGTGTAACTACAGCTTCTATTACTCACAACTTTAATAGTGATAATATTTTAGTTACAGTATATGAAGATGATTATCAAATTGTACCTTCTGCAATATTTACTAAAACGGCAGATGTAGTAGAGATTCACTTTGGATCAGCAACCACTGGTAGAGCAGTTGTAGCAAGAGGTGGTCATATTGTATCAGGATCTATACCATTTAGTAATTTAACAGCATTACCAGCGTTAGTTAGTGCATCAGCACAGATAGCAACAGACATTAGTGGAGCTTTATCTAACACAGCTATAGCAGCATTAGGAGCAGGCATTATATCATCATCAGCTCAAATAGATTCAGATTTATTTGACATTGATGGATTAGTATCTAGTTCAGCTCAAGTAGTTGCTAACCTAGCAGGATCAGATGTAGTATCTGGATCAGCTCAAATAGCAGCAGACATTAGTGGATCAATAACAGCTACGTCAGCATCATTAGCTAGTAGCATAACATCCAACACTAATACTACTACAGCATTAGATGGTGAAGTAACCAACTTAATGGCAGCTACAGCATCAAGAGATGCTCACATAGGTAACATACATGCATTTACTGCATCAATTGATAGTGAGGTAACATCATTAATGGCATTTACAGCGTCAGCTGCTAGAAACGTTGCTATTAGTGGATCATCTACAGCATTAAGTGCATCAATTGCATCAGATATTGCAGGTATAAGCACTACGTTTATTGTTTCAGACGGAAGTACTACACAGGATATTGATAGTGGTAACACTTTAACATTCTCAGGTACAGCTAATGAAACTACAGTTGCAGTAAGTGCAACAGATACAGTTACTATTGGATTACCAGATGATGTAACAATTGGTGGAGCTTTAACAGTAACAGGTGACTTAACTGTAACAGGTAATACGATAGAGCAACAAGTAACTAACTTGAATGTAGAAGATCAATTTATACTTCTTAACTCAGGTAGTACAGCACAAGATGCCGGATTTGTTGTAAATGGTCAAGGAGCAGCATTAGGATGGGATGAATCAGAAAATAGATTCGCTTTAGACTTTGCAGGAGCAACTTGGAACCAAACATCAATTACATCAGATGCATACATTGCAGCAGTAGTAACATCGGAAGATGCTAATTATGCTAAAAATGGAAACATTAGAATAGACGGAGAAGATATTTACATATACTCATAATAAGAAATGTTTAAAAGGTTATTAATGGCAATAAAAGGTAAAAGAAACATAGGAAGAGGAGCAAAACAATCAGCCTCCTCTTCTATATTCTTAAAATCAGAAGCTCTATTTATAGGGCAAAAGCTTCAACAAGCAAATTACAAAGGAGAAGAATTTGAGATTTATCAAAAGATAATGCTTAAGTTAAAACAGTTGATAGATAAGGGATAAGTTCCTATATTTATAATAAAGCTAATTATCGGCCTCGTAAGAGGAAGTGGGCTCTTAGAGTAACCAACCGTAAATAGAAGTAACATGCCAAATTGGAAGAAACTAATAGTTAGTGGTTCAGACGCTAGCTTATCTACATTAACGATTACAAATAGTGGATCAACAGACGATTCATTATTACTTACAGCTACAGAAGATTCTTCAACAGCAGCACCAGTAGCTACATTCAAAAGAAATTCAAGTTCACCAGGAGATGCAGATTACCTTGGACAATTAAAGTTCAAAGGAGAGAATGATGCTGACCAAGAAGTAGTATATGCTAAGATAACAGCAAAGATACAAGATGCTTCAGATGGTTCAGAAGATGGACTTATAGAATTTGCAAATAAAAAAGCAGGTTCAAACAATATAACGGCTAGATTAAGGTCGGACAAATTACAATTAATCAATGGTACAGAGTTAGAAGTAGATGGTCAAGTATCAGCATCTTCATTTATAGGAGACGGTTCTGGTTTAACAGGTTTAGTATCTGGTACTACTAATTATGTTCCAATATATGATTCTTCTGGAATAACTGAAAGTCTTATTTCACAATCGACATATGGAGAAGAGAATGATACGCAAGTTGTCATTGCTGCACAAAGAACATTCATAAACTCTCAAGTAGTTACAACTACTTATTCATCCCCAAGTGGAACTGCATTAAGATTAGGTGGTATTGGGAATACAAATGAAATTAGAATTGAAGGTGCAGATATTGAATCAGCAACTGATGCAGCTAAGAAAATTTTAACTGTTGGCCAAGATGGACAAATACATACTGCTGATGGAAATGAAAGTATATCAGGGTCTTTCTCTGGATCTTTTATAGGAGATGGTTCTGGTTTGACAGGCATTAGTACTACAATAGTCAGTTCATCTACAGTATCAGATACATTTACTTCAGCAACTACCCATTCAGTTTCACATACATTAGGTACTAAAGACTTAATAATAAATGTATATGATAGTAATGACGATGTATTTATACCAACTAGAGTAAATACTCCAAATACTTCTTCGGTAGTTCTATATATGGATCCAGCAACTACCGGTAGAGTAGTAATTGGTAAAGCAGGACACATAGTATCGGGATCATCATTATTAGACGGTACTGGAGTACTATCAGGATCAGCACAAATAGCTACAGACATATCAGGATCATTTACTTCGGTTAGTGCTAGTATAGCGACTGAATTAAATAATGCTACTGGATCAGTTTCATTAAATACCAGAGATAGTTCCACTTTTTCTTTCTGGCAAGGGTCACAAGCACAGTATGATGCATTAGGATCTTATGATAGTAATGTTATATACTTTACTACATAATGGCTATCTATATCGGAAATACATCAATCTCTAAAGTATTCAAAGGGAGTACAGATATTTCAAAAGTATTTGGCGGTACAGCTACTATATACCAATCATCATACAATGTTGATATAGATTATCTTGTTGTTGCAGGTGGAGGTGGTGGTGGTGGAGAAAGTATAGGTGGTGGTGGAGGAGCAGGAGGTTTCTTAACTTCTACTTTATCTTCTATTGCACAAGGAACAGCTCTTACTATAACAGTAGGAAGTGGAGGAACTGGAGGATCAACAGTACCCGGAAACGGAACTCAAGGTGGTAATTCTTCACTAGCAGGCTCAGGTTTTACAACTGCAACCGCTATCGGAGGAGGTGGAGGAGCAGGAGGAGGACAAGCTGGAACAGCAGCAGGTTCAGGAGGATCTGGTGGAGGTGGAGCTTACGCTAATGCAACTACCGGAGGATCTGGTACTTCAGGTCAAGGTAATGCTGGTGGTAATGGAAACTTTGGAGCATCACAAGCAGGTGGAGGTGGTGGAGCCGGTCAGGTTGGTAACACTAATGGTGCTTCTCGTGGAGGGGACGGATTACAATCAAGTATAACTGGAACTGCAACATACTATGCAGGTGGTGGTGGAGGTTCTCTACCTTTCAGTACACTTGGTGGACAAGGAGGTGGTGGTACATCATCTACAGGTGGAGGTCAATCTTCATCACCCGGTACAGATGGACTTGGTGGTGGTGGAGGAGGAGGTTACTTTGGAGGTAACGGAGGTTCAGGAGTGGTGATAATAAAAGTACCTACTGCTAATTACTCTGGCACAACTACAGGATCTCCTACTATTACAACAGATGGTTCAAACACAGTAATAAAATTTACAGGATCAGGAACATACACAGCATAATGGCACATTTCGCACAACTTAGTGGTAGTATAGTACAGCAAGTAATAGTTGTAAATAATGAAGTTATAACTAGTGGTTCTCAAGAGGTAGAACAGTTAGGAATAGACTTTTGCAAATCTTTATTTGGAAATGATACTGAATGGAAACTAACATCAAATAATGATAAGTTTAGAGGTAACTTTGCTGGAGCAGGATTTACATATGATTCAACTTTAGATGCATTTTATGAACCACAGCCATTTAACTCATGGGATCTAAATACAGGATCATTTACATGGGAATCACCAGTAGCTAGACCAACAGGTTCTTATAGTTGGAATGAAGTACAACAAAATTGGGTTTCAGGAAGTATTTAAGTAGAAAACAACATATTTATAATAGACAGCAATAACATAATAAACTTATAACTCATGAAAATACAAAAGCCAATAATATCCCAGCCTACTATTACGGCTCCTACTATTACGGATTTAGCTTCTTTAGAAGGGGATGGAGCAAATATAACTGGGTCTTTTTCTGGTTCATTTGATGCATCAGCTTTTGATAGCCCAGGATTAGGTATAGTTTCTGCATCTGCTCAAGTAGTTGGACATTTACCAACGGGAACAGTATCAGGTTCAGCTCAAACAGTAGCAAACTTACCAGCAGGAACAGTATCAGGATCAGCACAAATTTTAGCAGGTACTAGCATAGTATCAGCATCATCTATAGCTACAACAGCTCAAGGTGAAGTACAACTTACAACCAACGGAGTAGCAGCTACAGCTGTTGACTTAGGGTTGAAAACAGATGATAATGTAGAATTTGCAAACGTAACAGTAACAGGTGATTTATCTGTAACAGGTACAACCACATCAGTAAATTCAAATACATTAAACATTGGAGACAATATTATATCGTTAAACGGAACTGCAGCTACTAAAGGTGGTTTAGCAGTTAACGATGCAACAGGTACTACTACTAGTGGTTCTCTATTATGGGATGGCACTAATGACTATTGGGTAGCAGGACCAACAGGATCAGAAGTAAAAATAGCATTAACTGAAGGAGATAGTTTAGTATCTGCATCAGCTTTATCATCAACAGCACAAGGTGAAGTAACTCTAACAACTAACGGAGTAGCAGCATCAGCAACAGACTTAGGATTACAAACATCAGACGATGTACAATTCGATAGCTTTGGAGTTGGTACAGCAGCATCTGGAACAACAGGAGAGATTAGAGCAACAGGTGATATTACAGCATACTATTCATCAGATGAAAGACTTAAGGAGAACTTTACTCCACTAGCAGGAGCTTTAGATAAAGTAAAAGCAATTGGTGGATATGAGTTTGATTGGAAAGATGGTATCGAAGACGTTGTTAGTAAAACAGGTCACGATATTGGAGTTAAAGCACAAGAGCTGCAAGTACAATATCCAGAATTAGTTCATGAGAGAGATAATGGATATTTAGCAGTTGATTATATTAAATTAAATGCAGTATTAATTGAAGCAGTAAAAGAATTAGCTGCAAAAGTAGAAGAATTAAGTAAATAATTCGTATATTAAATTATGGGTTTAAGGTTACAGGTTGATTTGGAAACAAATCGAGGTCCAACTAATAAGTTGTTTGTCAGAATAGATAGTTGGAAAGTTAATATGACTTTAGGTGAGGTGAAATTTACCACAACATCTTGGTTAGATAAAAGTTACGGAGAAAAGTTCTTACGAAAATATGCTGCAGATAAATTAAAACCTGCAGTAGGTTTAGTAGGAGGAAAAGTTATTTATTACCCTAAACCTTCTTCTGAAGGAAAGGAAATAGTAATAGATAATTTATATGTTGCACCAATGATTGTTGAGAAAGAAGTAGAAGAAGATATTACAGAAAAACAAACAGTCAATAAAGAGGTACCATATGTTAGTTTTGATGAGAATGGAGATGAAGTAACGTTATATAGAACAGTAGAAGTAACCGAAGATATAGTAACAGGTACTAAAACTGAATTGAAAAGCGTTATAGATTATACTATAGTCGATAGACTACAGGAGTTTTCATATGATTATTTAGTGAAACAACTTTCAAAAGTTTTTCCTAAAAGTAAAATAAAAAAAATATAAAATGGCAGTACATACTTACGGAACAACAAATATAGCATTTAGTTCATTTGATACTTGGTCAAATAATGTATCGAGTGATTCTAACGTTACTATGAATGATGCATTAGGAGATGCAGTACCTTCAAATAGTAATCCAACATCAGCTAGTGAGATTTACAATAACAACTGGTTTTATGGATCTTTACAAGTTTCAACAGGTGGTTATGTTGATATTAGTGCTACAGGTTATTCTGTTGCAGATAGTCAAGGTGCTACCATAAAGAATGTTAACCTAGACGAAAGTAACCTTACATTAACAGCAGACGAATCAGCTGCTTACCCTAGAACATTTGTTAGATGGAGAGCTGGTGGATCAGGTGGATCAACGATATCTACAAATACAGTACTCACACTTACTGCGGCAGATCAAACATCTACTACAGTATTTTATGCAGAGTTTACTTAATAGTAACTAAAAAAAAGGTTTTTGAATACATATTGGGTTTACGAAAATATACAGGAACGGGTATCTTTCTATAACAAGTTAGATACTCTCTTATTGTTATCTTCCGTCTACTTATGGAAGAAACACCATCCATCTTATACTACCAATCTTTCGGTAGATAAACTTACATACGAATACTTACACAACCTTAATGGATTATACTTATGGGACAATGTAGAGATACTACCAAAGAATAAGTCAATCAATAAAGGAGTGTTCTGGGCATCAGCTAAACTAGAAAAGTTAAGGTATATCAAAGGCCCAGCTATAATGATGGATCATGATTTTCTTATTTATAAGAATATTGATAAATACCTAAACGAACAACCTTTCTTTGCTCATGAAGAAAATGGAGATCAATATTACGATACTTCATGGAATCCTTTTATACAGCAAATTAGTCACATAGTTAACAGACCTAAACCTCATGCTATTAACTGTTGTTTTGAATACTTTCCAGATAGTAACTTTACAAATAACTATGCTAAAACTAGTATAGAGTTAATGCAAAAATTTACAGAACTAAAAGTACCTAATTCTAGGTTTTTAATATTTGCAGAACAATTACTGTTAAAACACTTATTAGACTTTCATAATATAGAATATGATACCTTACTTAACGAAAAATGGAATGCGAAAGGTAAATACTATGAGCAAAGCGATAAAGGTCACATGTCATTTGTAGAGAGCAATACTACGTATAGGCATTACTGGATGGATAAACCTTTAATAAGAAAAAACAAAGAAGGGTTTAATCTTGAAGGAGAAATCACTATATTGTTGAATATACTAAAACGTACAGAAGTTAATTTAGACTATATTAACAATGCTCTTTAATTTAGAATACATAAAGAACTACTTAACCAATAACAAAGACAAACCAGTAAGTTATAGGTGGACTCATGGTGCTACTGATTTACATTTAGGAGACGGATTACTTATTTACTCAATAATACAGTTTATGAGAGCCAAAGTATGTGTATGCTTAGGTTCAGGAGGTGGATTTATACCACGTATAATGACTCAAGCAAGAGTAGACTTATATGATTCAGGTATATTTGAAGGTAATCGTGATTACAATTGGGGTGATATAGGTAGTACCTACATAGTTGATGCGGCTAATGAAGTTGGTGGTGAAGTTAACTGGTTAAAGAAAGACTCATTTTTTAGAGAAAACTTTTATCCAAGGATTATCAATGAAACTACTGAAGATGCATACTATAACTTTTTTGTAAAAGAAGATATTAAAATTGACTATCTACATATTGATGCTGGACATACATATGATGACGTAAAACTAGATTTTGAACTATACACTAAGTTACTGTCTAAAAACGGAGTAGTATCAATACATGATACAGATATAAAATATGCAGATAACTATATTATTTCAAAAGATATATCAGATAAAGATGCTCATGCAAAATTTGCAGAAGGTCCTTCAAAGTTTATAAAGGAAATACCTAAAAAGTGGCAAAGATTTGATTTCTTTAATACAGGTATTTTACCAGAAAAACCAAGTTCTACAGGACTAACAATTTTAAGACATGCCTAACCTAGTAACAGTAGTAGGTGAGAATACTCATATTCTCCCTCACATGTTAAAACATTACGAAAACCAGATTGATAAAGCTTATGTTGCTGTATATAGACAAAGTGAGGATGACGGTATATTAGAAGAAATAGAAGAATTAGGGATTACTCCTTTTATGGTTTTTACAGAACCTAAATATAACTGGCATAGAGTAACAGAAATATACAACTCAATAAAAGAAACAAGACCAAACGATTGGTGGATAGTATCAGACGATGACGAATTACAAGTATATCCAGAACCTATAGAGAGTATCATTGAGAAGTGTGAGAGAAGTGGATATGACTTTGTGACAGGAGGTTTCTTAGATAGGATAGGTATAGATGGCATATTTCCTGAAGTAACGAGAGATACAATTATTCATGAAGCTTTTCCTTTAGCTGGTTTCTTTAGATACCCTATGAGTAAAGCATGTCCAAATAAAGTAACATTAATGAAAGGACATCAACAAATTACATCTGGTCAACATTATGCCACATTTGCTGACGGTACTAACAGTTGGGGTAAATCACATCCTAAGAGAATGCCTATACAAGAGGTATTTACTCAAGTTCATCATTTCAAATGGGATAAGACATGTGTAGATAGAATAAAGAAAGTAGCAGATAATGCAAAAGACTATTCATTTTCAGATGAATATAGAATAATGTATCATGCTATTAGGAAATCTAATTGGAAAATAGATGTTAAAAATCCTTTGTATTTAGTTGAGAATCTGAGGGATTTTACCTATATTAATTATAATGACTATAGCAAATGGTCAAGTATAACAGATAAAATAGTTACAATATGACAGAATCAGAGTACAGAATTAAGAAAATAGAGCTAGAAGAAGCTAAAGTAAAGCATTTAGAAAAACTAGCTACCTGCGTAGATATACTTACACTGTGGTTTGAAGAGATAGATAAGGAAGATTGGGACAACAGAATGCAATTTTACCTTAATGAATTTCATAGAGCAGTAGTTCCAACAAAAGACGATGAAGAAGAGGTAAATGAGTAGAAAAAAGCTTGGTATTATTGTTCCGTATAGAGACAGACCAGGTCAACTTAGATCATTTATAAAAGGAATTGGAGATTACTTTGCTACTACCGTTAAAAACTTTAGACCCTATATTTTTGTAGTAGAACAGAAAGACACTAAAGACTTTAATAGAGGTAAACTACTAAACGTAGGTTTCTTAAAAGCAGAAGAGTTTGGTTGTGATTACGTAGTGTTTCATGATATAGATATGTTACCTTACAATGTGGACTATTCATTTAGTGAAACTCCTTTACAACTTGCTAATAAGTTTGATGCAACAGAGCAGTTTACACGTACTATCAATGACGACTACTTTGGAGGTGTTACATTATTTTCAGTAGATGCATTCAGAAAGATAAACGGCTATTCTAATAAGTATAGAGGTTGGGGGTTTGAGGATAATGACCTTTTGTATAGGTGTGAAAAAAATGGTATTAAACTAGATGAACAGGTTTATAGGAGTTATTCTGAAAACGGTAAAACTATTTCATTTAACGGTAAGAATTCACATATTAAGATACCTAATAACTATACCTATGCTCGTCCATTAACATTTTATGCTTCTTTTTACCCTAGTGATATAAAGTGTGATAAAGATGAAATAACAGATGAGTATGCAGTGTTTGCAGTACCAGGTGAAGATTTAAATTTATCTTATAACTCTTTTAGAACATATAAATTTGAAGCCTTTCTTAGTAGTAATGAAGCAGTATCAGTTACATCTAAAACTTTACCTAACATGCCTTGTAGAGCTGTTGTTACTGTAGACTCTAGAAACAAAGAAATATATTTTTATTTAAACGGTATTAAGATTGGTAAGAATAGATGGGAAAAATACGGTATAAAAAAGTATAATACTGAACCTTACTTTTATTTAGGAGTAGGTAATCCGAAAAGAAAACTCAAACAAAAGTGGTTTAAAGGTAATATAGATGAATTTGCAACTTTTAATAGAATACTAACAGAAGAAGAAATAAGAGATATATCTACTAAAATATCAGGAAAGTTAACAGATAATATCAGAAGATACAAACCAGATGATAGTCTTATAGGTTATTATAGAGCAGATACTACTCAAGAAGTTAAAGTAGAAACTTCCAAGTCAAATATTGGAGGTAGGTATAATGAATTAGATACAGAATTGCAGTTAGTAGATTTATCTGGTAAAAATAACCACGGTAGCATACATAACTGTAAAATAATAGAAAATAAACATCAAGCTAGTACTAAAATTAAAATACCTCATAGACGTAGAGGTAAGTATAAATTAATACCTCATGAAGAACAGGGGTATACACTTGGATATTGGAAGAATTGGAAAAGTAGAATAAATCAGCTTAGATACTACGAGATTATCAATAGCGGTAAAGAAGAGTATTTAGAAGATGGACTTTCATCATGTAGATATAAGGTATTAGATGAATACGATCATTTTTTAGGAGCTAATTATAAAATAGATACTAAAGTTATATCAATAAGGTCATAATGAAACATAAGTTAGGAGTATGTGTACCATACAGAAATAGAGAATTACATCTACATGAGTTTATACCCAAGGTAGGTAAATACCTGAAAGAACAAGGTATTGATTTCTGTATGTATTTTTGTCATCAAGTAGATGATAAATTATTCAATAGAGGTGCTACAAAAAATATAGCTGCTAAACATGCATTTGAAGATGGATGTGACTATATAGTATGGCATGATATAGATATGATACCAGAAGATGGTGCTGACTATTCATACCCAGAAAAAGCTCCTAGACACATAGCTACTCAAATCCAGCAGATGGATTATGAATTAAAATACCATGAATACTTTGGTGGTGCAGTGTTATTCACAAAAGAACAAGTTGAAGCAACTAATGGATATTCTAACGATTACTGGGACTGGGGTATGGAAGATGATGATTTATTTTGGAGATGTCACTTAGAGGGGTTAACAAATGATACATATCTACCAGGAGAATTAAAAAATCAAAAATACCTATCTTTTAATGGTAAAAATGCTTATGCTAAAATACCTTTTCAAAGAGAGTATAGAGGTTTAACAACTAGGTCTCATACTATTTCAGCTTTAGTTAGATGTTACCAACAGCCAGAAAAAAATGATGTATTTTTAATAGGTGCAGATAAAAGAAAATATGTTGAATACCCTATATTAAGATTACCAGGTTATGACTATGGTCTATCTTTTAATAATTCAAGAGCTTTATCATTTACTTTTTGGAATAGTTTCAACAAACACAATTACATGTGGTTAAAAAGGTACGATAAGCAATGGAGTTGGGTTACTACAGTATTAAACACAGAAGATAGATTAGCTCATTTTTACCTTAACGGTACAGAGGTAGATTCTAAGGTAGGATTAGGTAGTCCTTCTCCTCTGAGATTTACAGGTAAGTTAAAAAGTTACGGTACTAATGATTTTTATTTAGGTACTAGTCCTTCAGAACCAGAAGAAAGTTCAGTAAAGTTTTTTAAAGGTGATGTTGCTAAGGTATATGCGTGGAACAGAGCATTAACACCTAACGAAGTTTCTAATCTACATACAGACATACCTACTGAAGGTAATATTGTTAATTTAGACTTTAAAGACCCAAAAGTACCATTTACACCATTTGGTTGTGAAGAAAAAGTAGAAGATATCAGAATACCTAACTCAATTATACCCCATAGGGTAGAGGGTAGAATGAGATGTCTTCCTCATGAAGATGAAGGAATAGTAGACGGTAAGTTTAAAAAAGGTGAAACGACAGCTAGAAACGAAAGAAGATATATTCTTGAAATGCAAAAAGGAAGCTGGGACTATAAAGGTGATGGTATTAAACAACTTAAATATGAACTAGTAGGGGAGAAAGAATTTACTCCTTGGGCTAAAATGATAGATATTAAATTATGAATCCTGCAGAAGTAAAAAAGAAACTTGATAAGGTAGGGTGTGGGTTTTGTTTAGCTAAATGGACACAAGTTACATTGCATCTTGGTACCGGTATGACTCATTCATGTCACCATCCATCTCCTCACAAGATACCACTAAGTGAGTTGAAACGTAACCCAACTGCACTACACAATACCAATTTTAAAAAGACTAGAAGAAAAGAAATGCTTGAAGGTAAAAGACCTGAAGAGTGTAATTACTGTTGGAATGTAGAAGATAATTCAACATCATTTTCAGATAGAGTATTTAAATCAACAGAACCTTGGTCATTAGAAGAATTTGATAAGATTAAAGACAGTTATTGGAGAGAAGATTTCAATCCACGTTATGTAGAAGTTTCTTTTGGTAATGCATGTAATTTTGCCTGTGCTTACTGTGGACCACAATACTCATCTAAATGGGTAGAAGAAATTGAAAAACATGGAGGTTATGATACAACTCATAAATTTAACTCCATAGATGATATCAAGGCAAGAGATCAAATGCCATATAAACAGAGAGAACATAATCCATATGTTGAAGCTTTTTGGAAATGGTGGCCTGATTTATATAAAGACCTACATACGTTTAGAATGACTGGTGGAGAACCTTTAATGTCTAAAGATGTGTTTAGAGTATTAGAGTACATACAAGAAAATTGGGAACAAAATCCTAACATATCATTAGCTATTAACACTAATTTAGGAGTACCAGATAAGTTAGTTGATAAATTTATAGCTATAGCAAAAGATTTATGTGAGAATAATAAAGTAAGAGAGTTAATTATTTTTACTTCTGTTGAAGCAACAGGTTCTCAAGCTGAATATACAAGGTACGGATTAAAATATGATAAATTCTGGTTAAATGTAGATAAGATTCTTACTGAACTACCTAGAGTTACTATTAACGTAATGGCAACCTTTAATGCATTATCTGTTTTTACATACGGAGATTTAATAGATAGAACCTTTGAAGCAAAAAAGAAACATGCTAACGGATTAAGATATTGGACATCCGCAATACAACTTGATACGTCTTACTTAAGATGGCCTACATTTCTTTCAGTAAAAATATTACCAGAAGAACATAAAGAGTTAATATTAGATGCAGCAAAGAAAGCTCTTTACTACGGCATAAAGACTTTTACTCACGATAATTATGGTTTTTCAAATATTGAAATCCAAAAAATGAAAAGATTATATGACTATGCAATAGGTACATCAGATTTTAATATTACTAAATTTAGAAAAGACTTTGTAAAGTTTGTTGATGAATATGATGACAGAAGGAATTTAAACTTTAGTGAAACATTTCCTGAGTTAATGCCAATGTATAACGAAACAAAAGAGACACTAAATGATTAACATACCAATAGATGATGTTTGGGTTCTTTGGCCTACTACTATTTGCTCTTCTTTTCCGGAAGATCCTGGCAATTTGTACCTCAATGGTAAAAAACATTTTAAGTTAGAATTAGATTTTGAACTTACTGATGAAACAGACCACTATAAAGCTATCTTTAATATACTACCAGCATACACTATGTTAAAGCTTCTGAGAGATAGAATGATATTTGTTGCTTCATTTGATGATGGTACTAAAGAAGATCATAACCTTCCACTTTTTGTTACCCCACACGAAAGGGTATTTCTTAGTTACGAATTTGAACCAGATCAGGATATAAAACTATTTATTAGAAATAACACTACAGGTAACGAGATTGATTTTAAAATTAATATGGAAGGTAGAAACTTCAAATATGAAGCTGAACCTTTTATAGTACTTGCTGGTGATAATATACCCGAACGTTCAGACAAAGAACACTTTACCGGTGTTACTTTTCACGAACTAAAGTTATACAGTAACGAAAGGTTGTTATCCCACCATACATTTGACGAATTCATTCATGATAAATCTGTAGATAAAACAGGCAATTGTAACTTTATACATAAATTTTAATGGGAGTATACGCAAAAAAACCTAATGAAACTCATCAAGAGTATAGGGACCGAGTTATAGATAAACTATCTCCTTCATTCTGTGGAGCTAAATGGTATAATGCTACTATATGGCTAGGTAACGGTCAGACAACATCTTGTCATCACCCTCCAGCTCATAAGATACCTTTAGATGAATTAAAATTCAGCTATAAAGCACTTCACAATACAAAGTATAAGAAAGCTGTACGTAAGCAGATGATGGAAGGTATTAGACCTAAAGAATGTGAATATTGCTGGAAGATAGAAGATTTAGGTAAAGATAAAGTTTCTGATAGAGTTTATAAATCAGTTATATACACAGATGAAGAATTAAAAGATGCTAAAGAAGTGATGGGATATACAGAAGATGTAGATCTTAAAACTTTAGAAATAGCTTTTGATGCTAATTGTAACTTTGGTTGTTCATACTGTAATGCATCTTTTAGTACTACTTGGCAGAAAGACATTAAAGTTAATGGTCCTTATCAAAATTTAGTATCTGATGGAGCAGCAGCATTTCAACACGATGGTTCTCATGCTATGCCATACGGTAGGAAGAACACAGATAATCCATACATAGAAGCATTTTGGAAATGGTGGGAAGCAGAACTACAATTTAGCTTAAGAGAATTAAGAGTAACAGGAGGAGAACCTTCTATGTCTCCAGACTTCTGGAAACTAATGGAATGGTGGAAGAAAAACCCTGATTGTAAAGTACCATTTGCAGTCAATTCAAACCTAGGTCAGAAAAAGAAACTTTTAGATGCATTAATTGAATCTTCTAAGAGTTTTAAAGATTTCAGTATTTACACATCTTGTGAAGCAGTTGGTCTTCAAGCAGAGTATATTAGGTTTGGATTAGAGTGGGATGTTTGGTTAAAGAATATGTATAGGGTAAATCAAGAAGGTAATATCAAGACAGTCAACGTTATGATGACTATTAATGCTTTGTGTTTGTTTTCTATTACTGAGTTTATGGATGAAATGATGAAGATTAAAAAGAAATTCGGATATAAGGCAGCAGTTATGTCGTTTAATATCTTACGTTTTCCATCTTTTCAGTCTATTGTTACATTACCAAAAAATATTAGATTAGAAAGAGCAGCAGCAATGGAAGCTTGGCTTGATAAAAATTGGAACAATGGTCAAAATGGGTTTATAGATATAGAAAGAGATGCACTATTAAGACTTATTGAATATACAAAATCAGTTGATAAAGGACATGAATTTACTTCATCTATAGATACGAGAGAAAGAGACTTTAGATCTTTTTACCTACAATACGATAAAAGAAGAGGTAAAGATTTTTATGCTGCATTTCCAACCCTTAAAACTTGGTTTGACGGTATACCTGAGACTAACTTACAACCTCTCACAAAGGTGGTAGATGGTGATGATGCTAAGTCTAATAGGTATGTAGACGGTGTATTAGAACAAGCTAAAGATGAAGGATGGATACTTAACCCACAATGGGCTAATCCAGGAGCACAAGATTTTATAGAACCGGATGACCAACAACAAGATGATATGATTGATCTAGTAGAACAATTACAAGCAGATTCAGATAAAACATATGCAGGCAGTCAAGTTAAAAAGATATGAAGGTAAAACCAAAAGATGGGAATAAAACATTTTGTATGGCCCCGTGGTCCCATACCTACTTATCACCTCAAAGTGAAAGAAGAATGTGCTGTGCTTCAAGAGAAAAAGCTGAATGGGCTACACAATACCTAGATTCAGATAAAGCAGAAGAAAATTCATTTTACAACCCAGGTAAGTTAGAAGATCATTGGAACTCAGATTATATGAAAGGTATAAGAAGAGATTTAATGGCTGGTAAAGAGATACCACAATGTCAGGTATGTAATGACCAATTACTTAACGTATCTATCTATAGAGATTACTTCAATAAGACTCTATTTCCAAACAAGATAGACGAAGCGTTTGAGAAAACTAGAGATGATGGCCATACTGACATGCCACCTATTTCATTTGACTATAGAGTTAGGAATTTATGTAACTTTAAATGTAGAATGTGCGGTGATCAATTATCATCATCTTGGGAAGCAGAAAGAAGAGCTATGGGTGACTACGATGCTGAAGATAACACTGACTACTGGGCTCAAAAAAAGAATAAACCAGCAATAGAAAACTTTCAAAAAGATGTTGCAGAAGCTGAATTATGGAAAGCTGTTAAGGACGGTACTATTGAAGAAATATATTGGGTAGGTGGTGAACCTCTGATGTGGGAAATACATTGGGAAATTATGCAGTACCTTATAGACAATGACTTAGCTAAAAATGTATGGATAAGATACAATAGTAACTTTTCTAGATCTAAATATAAACATTGGGACTTAAAAGATATGCTACCTCATTTCAAAATGGTACAAATGTGTGCTTCTATAGATGGTACTGGTGAGATAGTAGAGTATGTTAGACACGGTATAAAGTGGGATAGTTGGATTGCTAATTTTAAAAACTTTTTATTCCTTAATAAACAGTATGGTGATTACGGTATAGCTTTTGACTTAACTATAACAACTCCAGGTTTATTTAGTCTAAAAGAATTATTCGATTTAGCATTAGAGTTAGACATACATACACTGATTAAGACTACTTTTGCTTTTGATAGTAGTATAATGATGTGTCCACAGGTTCTACCAAGAGAACTATTTAACGAAGTAATAGATGATATATTGGACTACATCAGACCTAAGGTAGAAGCTAACCAAAAGTACAATTACTGGATAACCTGTTTAGAGGACCTTAAAAATAGACAAGTATTTTCAGAGCAATACCCAGATTGGCAAAAAGGTTTAGTACAAGGTAAGGAAAGATTAGCTAAAGTTGATAAATGGAGAAATAACGAAGACATATTAAATAATATTTACCTTAAACACAATAAAAAAGTTTACGATTGGTGGAACAGCAACATAATATAGCAGACAAGCAACTTAAAAAACCGTTTTGTGTTTTACCGTGGATTCATTTAGCTACTCATCCTATCGGTACGGTAACACCTTGCTGTATAACAGACATGAAAAATGGGGTGTCAACAGCAGCAAAAGAAGATGATGATAAAGCTCATTTATTTCTATCAAAAGATAGTTTAGAAGACATTGCTAACTCTAAAAAGTTTAAAGAGGTACGTAAGCAAATGATGAATGGTGAATATCCTGCTGTTTGTCAAAAATGCTATAAGTACGAAGGTGGAGGAGTTGAATCTAAACGTATAGAGTCCAATAATATATTTGAAAAGTACATTGAAGATTGTTTTCCTAATACAAACCCAGACGGTAGTTTAAAAAAGGTAGAATACAAATATGTAGAACTTAGATTAGGTACTGTATGTAATTTAAAATGTACTACCTGTAATCCTTTTTCATCTAATAGATGGCATCAAGATTTGCATGGATTACAAGGCACTGAATTTGCTAAAGATTACTTTAAATTAGATGTTAAGGTTGAATGGTATAGAGATACCAACTTTTATGATGAACTTTATTCTAAATGTACCGGGTTACAAGAAATATGGATAAACGGTGGTGAACCTACTTTAATAAAAGAACATGGATACTTTTTAGAGAAATTCATTAACGATGGTACTAGTAAAGATATAGATTTACACTACAGTCTAAATTGTACACAATTTCCAGATTACTTTATTGAACTATGGAAAAACTTTAGAAATATTAGAATACATTTATCAATAGATGATATTGATGAGAGAAATTACTATATTCGTTTTCCTTCTGATTGGAATCAAATAATGAAATCTTTTGATAAAATCTTAAAGTATAGAGATGTCTTTAATTTAGAAGTATGTCAAACTGTAAGTGCATTAAATGTCTATAATATGGACAATTTTAAAAAGTTTACTTTAGATCATGATTTGATAATTGCACATAACTACGTACACTATCCAGATCATATGATGGTCAATCTTATACCAGAAGAAATGAAGAACCATATATTAGAGAATATTAAATATATGAGAGAAGATGAAATACAAAGACTTAAAATTGAACTTTTTAAACCCTATACTGATAAAGACGTAAATAGATTCTATAGTTTTATGAGCATTATGGATAGAACTAGAAAAGTAAACATGTTAGATTACCTACCAGAATGGAAACCATATCTCAATAAAGCTTTATGAGTTTAGATAAATCATTTTGCATACTTCCTTTTAATCATTTGGCAACCCACCCAGACGGTAAAGTTACCCCATGTTGTGAATCTAAATTATGGTCTTCTGATGGAAATGAGAATTTACAACTTGGTGTGTCTACATTAGAAGAAATACGTAACAGTAAGAACTTTACATCATTGAGAGATGATATGTTAAATGGTAGATTAAATGATTCATGTAATTTTTGTTACGATAGAGAAGCAGCTGGTTTAGATTCTAAAAGAACAAGAGAAAATAAAAATCATAGAGTTGATTATAACGATATAGGTAAGTATAAATCTTTACCATTAGAGTCAATCGAATTGAGATTAGGTAACATATGTAATGCAAAATGTGTTATTTGTCATCCTTTTGCAAGTTCGAAATGGAATGAAGATATTACAGAAGATATTATTGCTATTGATGAAGGGTATAGTAAAGCTATAATTACTAACACATGGTTTAGAGATGATGACTTTTATGACAGTTTATTAGAAAATAGTGATGATATTAAACACATTTGGTTTAACGGTGGTGAACCCTTACTAATAAAAGAACACTTAAAGTTTTTAAATAAACTAACTGAATTAGGAATAACTAATAATATTGAATTAGAATACCACACTAACGGTACATTAGTTACTGAAAAAATTATAGACCTTTGGAAAAAATTTAAATTTGTTAGAATTACTTTATCTTTAGATGACATATTAGAAAGATTTCATTATGCTAGATTTCCTTTAACTTTTAATAAGGTAGAAAATGCAATTAAACTTTTAAAATCTAATAACATACATTACGATATTATACCAACAGTAAACTTACTAAACGTATATAATATGACAAACATATATGAGTATTTTTTTCATAATTATAATAAAGAATGTGTGTTTAATTATTTAAGATTTCCTAAATTTCAAAGTATAGTAAATTTACCTGAAAAAATTAAACAAAAAATTATAAAGGAAAGCAGATTACCTGAAAAACTGCATAATGAATTAGAGTACGAACTTTATTCAGAAAAAAGTATTGGTTTATCTAAAGCAGTTAATTTTTATCGTACGTTAGATAGACAAAGAGGTGTTGAGTTAGAGAAGTATTTACCTGAATGGAAATTTTATTTGAAAGAAGATGAGTAATATATGTCCTTTACCATGGATGGGTTTCTCAAATGACCCTAACGGAACTGTTAGACCTTGTTGTATCTCTAGAGAACACGTAACTGATACAGAAGGTAAACCTTTCCATGTTCAAACTGACTCTGTTAAAGATATATTCAACAGTGAGTATATGAATAACTTGAGACAACAGTTCTTAAATGGTGAAAAACCAGAAGGATGTAGTACATGTTGGAAAGATGAAGATAACGGTTATACAAGTAAACGTCAAAGTTACCAACAAATTGCTAAAGACTATAAACTACTAGATGATGATTTTGATTATAAATCTACTCCAGAGTATCCGATAGACTATCAAATTATTTTAACTAATTCATGTAACCTAAAATGTCGAAGTTGCCATTCTAGTCATAGTACTTCCTGGACTAAAGAACTTTCAACACTACCTGATGAAGTTAAGGAAGTTATTGATATTTGGCCTTATGATTTACCACATGGTCAGTCAGGTAATAGAAAAGGTAAGTTTTTCATGGAGATGGATGAATGGATACCTAATGTAAAACGTATAGAAGTTGTAGGTGGAGAACCTTTTTATTCACCTGTATGGGAGAAAGTATGGGGAACAATGATTGATAAGCAGTATAGTGAAAAGATAACTCTCCATATGTCTACTAATGCAACGATCTACAATGAAGAACTACTTGTTAAGTTGGCAACTAATTTTGATAGATTAGGTATTGGATTAAGTATTGATGGACTTGGTAACACATATGAATATCTACGTAAAGGAGGTATATGGTCTGAAGTAGAAGAGAATTTATCTAAGTTCCACTTACTCAAAGAGAAATACGGTGATAAAATAGACTTTAATTATAACCATACAACATCGTGGATTAATGCATTTAACTTACCAGACTTCTTTGAGTGGACTAATAAAAATACCCCTTTATTTTCTAAGTGGATTAACATAGTTCATTTTCCTCAACATATGGCAATGTATATGTTACCTAAACAAGCTAAAGACTACCTAGTAGAAAAGTGGGGTGACTACGATTTCGGTATACATCAATCAGAAACTGATGCTTTAATTAAGTTTATGTATAGTCAACAACCATCTGATGATGAAATAAGAAAAAATTACAAAAAATTTACTATATTAGATAAATATAGAAGTGAAAGTACTATAGATCTTATGGATGAAATATGTCCATTGTTAAAAGATTACCTATAATGACAGATTTAAACAAGTACATATGTGTTAACCCATTTACCTACACTGAAATAACTGTAGATAAACAACATATGTGCTGTGATGCATGGATGCCACTAAATATAAAGACTAAAGGCGACTTTAAAGATAACTGGAATAGTGATAAATCAATATCAGCCAGAAACTCTATGTTAGATGGATCGTTTAAATACTGTTCAACTGATAAATGTCCACATCTTAACTCTGTTACACATAATGATAAGCCTTCTGGTCCAATTAGAGTTAAAACAGATGCACTAGTTAAAGAATTAACTGAACATAAGTTACCTAACTCAATGAAAGTTGTGTTTGACAGTGCATGTAATTTAGCTTGTCCTTCTTGTAGAACTAGTTTCATAAGAAACGAAGACTTTATAACAAAAAAATCTAAAAATATACTTGCAGACGTTGAAAAATCGTACGGTGATTCATTAGAGTTTATTTCTATGTCTGGATATGGTGATCCATTTTATAGTGAAGCATTATTTGAATGGTTATGTAACTTCGATAATAATAAGTACCCTAATATGAAGAATATTCATATGCATACTAACGGTATGTTGTGGAATAAGCGAAATTGGGATAAAATAGCATCAGCACAACCGTATATAACCTCAGCTGAAATATCTATTGATGCTTCTCAAGCAGAAACCTATCATAATGTTAGAAAAGGTGGTAAATGGGATTTATTATTAAAAAATTTAAAGTTTATCGATACATTAACACAGATTGATACAATGATTCTTTCTTTTGTTATACAAGATGATAATTACAATGAGATTGTACCTTTTTATAAGTTAATGGATAGTATATTTAAAAATAAGAGAAATTTAACTTTTCAATACTATAAAATTTTAAATTGGGGTGTACTTTCTGATGAGGATTTTAAATCTAAGGCAGTTTGGCATGAAAATCACCCTAACTACAAAGCATTAGTTGAACAAATAAAGTTACTTGATTCATACAATGATGATAGAATAATTCACAGTTTACATGGCATATAATAAAGAAGAATTAAAAAATTCAAAAACGTTTTGTATGGCACCATGGATGTCTATACATCACTGGCCTGACGGTAAAACTTATCCTTGCTGTTTATGGAATTCTAGAGACCCTATAGGTAACCTAAATGATAGTAGCCTAAAAGAAATCTGGAATAACGAAACGATGAAAAAAACTAGACAAGGAATGCTTAAGGATGAAAAGATAAGTTCATGCGATAGGTGTTACCATTTAGAAGATACAGGTGATGGTTCATATAGACAAAGAATAAATAAAGAACATTGGGATAAAATTGACTATGTAAACGAAACAAAAGAAGATGGTCATTTAGATAACATGAATTTACATTTATGGGATTTAAGAATATCTAATTTCTGTAATTTTAAATGTAGAAGTTGTGGACATGCATTAAGTTCATCTTGGCATAAAGATGCTATAGCTTTAGGTGAAGCAGACCCAAATGCAAAAGCATTAATCAGTATATCAGATAAGTCTAAGTTTTTACAAGACATAGAACCTCATTATAACTGTGTAGATGAAATATACTTTGCAGGTGGTGAACCTTTAGTAATGCCAGAACACTATCAAATTTTAGATAGACTAATAGAATTAGGTAGAACAGACGTAAGAATTAGATACTCAACTAATTTTTCTAAATTAACATTCAAAGGAAAGCATATATTTGATTATTGGAAGCAATTTCCTAATTTAGAATTGTATATTAGTATTGATGGAGTAGGTAAAGTAGGTGAACTTGTTAGAAAAGGATACGATGATGAGCTTTTTTATAAAAACGTACAACTATATAAAGAAAGTGGTGTAGCACATACAGATTATGCATACGCAGTAACTTACGGTGCGTTAAATTATAATCACCTTTTTGATATGGTGTTAGATTTCTTTGAAAGAGATATAATAGATCAGAACGTAACTAAAACTTCTAGAAAAATATTCTTTAGTCCTATTGATTATCCTACTCATTATGATTCGGTATTTTTACCCGATAGTTTTAAAAATAAATTTATTCAAAGATTCGAAGGATTCGATAAAGAAATATTAAGTAAGTTTCCAAAAGTACATAACCATGTATTGGAAGACATAATGCGTAAATTGAAAACAGTTTACGATAGAAGTATAACTAAACAATTTAACTTCGAGGAAATGGCTAAGTGTAAATCTGTAACAGATAAATTAGACTTACTTAGAGATGAAAAATTTAAACATGTGTTTGGATTTGATTCTACAGAATTTGTTATCAACCAAACTAAAGTTATATAATGGAACAATTAAAATTAGAAAAAGAAGAAATAAACTTACTTAATAACCTAAAAAATAATAGAGAATTACTAATTAAGGAATTTGGCAAGATATCTATTATAGAAGTACAAACTGAAAAACGTAAAAAAGCAGCAATGACTGAGTATGAGAATTTAGAAAAGACTCAAACTGAATTTGCAAAGACGTTGGAATCTAAATACGGAAGAGGCACTGTTGACATTGAAAGTGGGATATTTATACCACTGAAATAGTTTACGGTAAATTTAATCTATTTATATATGTAGCAGACTATCACATTAGTTGATGGTTTTAGAAAGCTTAACGATATTTATAAGAGTACTCAATAATTTAACTTATTTAACATGGCAGAAACATTAATCTCCCCAGGTGTATTAGCAAGAGAAAATGATATATCCTTTATCGCTCCAGTAGCGTTAGAAGCAGGAGCCGCTATTTTAGGACCAACAGCTAAAGGACCTGTTGAAGAACCTACATTAGTAACTTCATTCGGAGAATATTCAAGAGTCTTTGGTACTACATTTACCTCTGGGTCAACAAAACAAGAATTTTTAACTTCCTTAGCAGTAAAGTCTTACTTTGGTCAAGGAGGAAATTCAGTATTAGTAACTAGAGTAGTTTCTGGTTCATTTACAGCAGCAGACAATTCACATATATCAGCATCATCTAATGGTTCAATTCAACCATTTACGTTATCTACATTATCAAAAGGAGAAGTAGCTAATAATATGACATCATCAGGTACTTATACTGCAGCAGCAGAAGAAAATAGTGATGGTAGTTTAAAGACAGGATCTGCAGATAATTTAAGATGGGAAGTAACCAATGTTAATAACGACAAAGGAACATTTAGTCTTTTAGTAAGAAGAGGTGATGATGCTACAAAAAACAAAATTATACTAGAAACGTTTAATGATTTATCATTAGATCCAAATTCTGGTAACTATATTGAGTCCGTAATTGGTAATCAAACAAAATCAAAAGCTTCTGATGGAGGTCAGTCCTATATTACTGTATCAGGAGAGTATGTTAATAAATCTAAGTACATAAGAGTTTCTGCAGTTAACAGCCAAACCTTAGATTATTTAAGCACAGATGGAATAACAGTTAACAGTAGTGGGGGAGCTTCTTTTTCAGGATCTTTACCAATAGCTGATTCTGGATCATTTTATGGAGCTACAGGTACTATTGTAAAAGGAGCAACAGATACATATTTTTCTAATATCGACAATACTAAATCACAAGGATTAGTTGGAGGTAATTATACTGATGCAATTAGTATATTAGGAAATAAAGACGAATATGTATTTAACATTATTAGTGCACCAGGATTAATATCTACATTTGGTAATCATTCTACAGCAACAGATTCTATTATTTCTTTAGCAGAAGATAGAGGAGATTGTATTGCAGTGATTGATGTAGAGAATTATGGAGCAACAGTATCACAAGTTACTAGTGCAGCAGCTAGCTTAAATTCATCTTATGCAGCAGCTTACTGGCCTTGGTTACAAACACAATCTGCAACTGGTAAAAATGAATACGTACCAGCATCAGTTGTTATACCAGGAGTATATGCATTTACAGATGGAGCAGCAGCACCATGGTTTGCACCAGCAGGTCTTACTAGAGGTGGTATTCCAACAGTAATACAAGCAGAAAGAAAATTAACAAGATCTCAAAGAGATACATTGTATAATGCAAACGTTAATCCAATTGCTACATTCCCAGGAAGTGGAATATCAGTATTTGGACAAAAAACACTACAGAAAAAATCTTCAGCTCTTGATAGAGTAAATGTTAGACGATTATTAATCGCACTGAAGAAATTTGTAGGAGATGTTTCAAGAGAATTAGTATTCGAACAAAACACAAACGTAACTAGAAACAAATTCTTAGCTCAAGTTAATCCTTACTTAACATCAGTAGTTGAACAACAAGGATTATTTGCTTATAGAGTAGTAATGGACGATACTAACAACACATCAGATGTTATCGATCGTAATCAATTAATTGGTCAAATTTTAATACAACCTGCTAGAACAGTAGAATTCGTAGTATTAGACTTTACAATTGAGCCTACAGGAGCAACATTTGGAGCATAATTTAATTTTTAGATATTTATAATAAACAAATAAAATGGCAGTAGTAGATCCTAACGAAATAATGTTCAGAGCCTTTGAACCAAAGGTGCAAAATAGATTCTTAATGTTTGTAGATGGTATTCCATCATTTATGATCAAGACAGCAGCTGGTCCAAATTTTACTGATAACGCAATAAAATTAGATCACCTAAATACTTACCGTAAGATTAGAGGTAAGAGAGAATGGGGTGACATAGAAATGACTCTATATGATCCAATTACACCTTCTGGAGCACAGTCGGTAATGGATTGGGCAAGATTGTCATATGAGTCTGTAACAGGTAGAGCAGGGTATTCTGACTTCTACAAGAAAGACTTAACACTTCAGGTATTAGGACCTGTTGGTGACATAGTTAGTGAGTGGGTAATAAAAGGAGCATTTATTACTGATATGGATCAAGGAGGATTTGACTGGGCTACTGATGAAACAGTAGAGCTTTCAATGACTGTAGCAATGGACTACTGCGTATTGAACTTCTAAATACCGCTACACTACACATTCAAATAAGAACCTTCCTTACGGAGGGTTTTTTTTTCCTATATATTAGTTGGTTCCCATTTTAAAAGTTCATATATTTATATAAAATACTAGTTATACATAATAAGATTTATGAGCACAAATTTTAAATTACCTACCGAACAGGTAGATTTACCATCAAAAGGGTTATTATACCCGAAAGATTCACCTTTAGCTAGCGGTACTATCGAAATGAAGTATATGACTGCTAAAGAAGAAGATATATTAACTAATCAGAACTATATTAATAAAGGTATAGTAGTAGATAAGTTATTAGAGTCTTTAATAGTTTCAAAAGTTAACTTTAACGATATACTTATTGGAGATAAAGATGCACTACTTATAGCATCTAGAATATTAGGATACGGTAAAGATTATGACTTTAACTATGCAGGAGAAAAAATTGTAGTTGATTTAACCACACTTAAGAATAAAGAGTTAGATGAATCG